GAGAAATCAAATCCTTTACGTATTCAAACTCCGAAGCATCTTGTTCGAGATAAGCGAACAATAGTTTTTTAGTCTGCATTGGGTTGTCGATATGCTCAATAAAAGTAACCCCTTCGTATCTATCAACCCCTAAATCAGTCCAAATTTCAATAGTTGGTACATTCATTCGTAATACTCCTTCTACTATCTTATCACGCTTATATTCAATCGTAACAGCATCAATTTTATTTGCATCATCCCGATGCCTATAAATCTTATATCCATCTTTAAAAGACAGCACCTTTCCCCTTAAACTAACGCCATCATACATAAACTGAATAGCCGACCTTGTCTCAATTCCACACATTCTTGTTGCCTTTTTAATCAGCGACATCATGCGTAAATCTTTGTTCCAAATATCGGTAAACTTAGCAAACGCATCCTGAATATTTTGGTCATTACGATTACCATTCAATACTAAATCAATGTCGTTTCCATAAAGAAAAGCCACCATGTTAGCGACTATTTGCTGCGGATATGGTAGTGCAAGTTTTGTTTGGCGAACTTTGACTGATTTTTTTTCGATTTTGCCATCAGGAGCTTCGACATCTTCCATCACATAATAGTCCTCCTTGTCTTGGTCTATATGTATCGGGTGATGATTTTCATAGAAACGAATATCCCTCGCAATTTGACCATAGGCAATACGGTTACAGTTCTTGCGTAGAATGGTTAACTGTTCTGAAAAGGATAGAGTTTTTATTTGCTCTATGTCTAAATGATCGGGGAATACTGGAGGTAATCCAATGTTTTCAACTTCCATGTTTATTTAGTGTTAATTGTTTCAATATATTTCCATTCAATAACTGGATATTTTTTCACGTCCCAATCTTCACCTCTCCAGTGCCAGACTTCATCATCTGATAATTCTAATGTTGTGTAATCAAACGTATCTCCAATTATCAAATACTTCACTATACAATCGGTGTCAGGTTGTGGTAGTCCACATGATTGTACATTATTCCATTTTCCCTTTTCTTTCATAAGAATCTCTCCGTACTTTAAAATGAGCTTTTCCATCCCATTTGGAAAGTCAGATGCTTTTTGCATTAGTTGTAGCCATTCACTTGATGTCATACTTTTATATATTTATCTGATTAATCCCAATCTCGATACTCTCCCAATTACTCCTACCACTTTTTGACTCGACAGTTTTATTATTAAATCCCATCTCGTCGGTAAATCTTCTTAGCATACTTAATGAATCAGGAGCATCGTCTTTTTGCTTTTCTACTTTTGCCAAATAGGTAAGTAGTTGTTGTAGTGCTCTATCATACTGGCTTCCCGGCTTTACATCATTTCTAAATACGCAATGATTCTTAATCCATGCGCTATCGGTAAAGATACGTGTTTCTTTATTTGATGTGGTAAACTGCCATGTAACATTCGTTTCTACATCTTTTGCAATTTCTAATGCAAATATACGTCCACCGTTATTACTTTCAAATCGCATTAGGTTAACGTTATTTTCATCCAATACACCCTTTAATAATGGGGATGTAACCTCAACTGGTTGGTCTGTAAAAATCCAGTCGTAAATATAATACAAATCTCCGTATTTCTTTGCAAAAGGAGCAGATAAATAATCATGTCCTTCATCTGCAACGTCACACACACCTAAATTTGAATCCATTGAATCAATCGGAAGTTTGCCATCATACCATTTTAAGTCGTCGTGGTCAAATAATCTACCTTTAATATCAATCGGTTCTTGCTGATATTCTGCAAACCAAATCGGCTCAGCAATTTTATTTTTTACATCAAGGTAGTGCTCGGTACTTTGAACATCTTCACAAAATGATTTATTCTTTTTAGTGAGAGCCGACACCTTAATGATATTCTCTTTTTTATAATCGCCACGAGCTTCATTGATGCCTATAATATCATTTGTTCTCCAGCGTGTACCTACATCAATTTGGCAACAGCCACGCTCTACACGAGAACCCCTTGCTGACTCTGACCATTCTATTGTCTTTTGATTTACGGACTCGCTTAGGGCATCTGTGATACCTCTATAAAGGTCATCCGATATATCAAGCATGGATGCACCAATACCGATAATAGTTCCACCTGTACCACCACCAAAATAGCTACTTTGAGTTGCAGTTTCTAACGCCCACGTTTTTACGCCTTTTGTGCGTAGTCGGACTCCGAATAAACCGAACCACTTATCGCTTTGCACCATTTCTCTAACATCCTTGCTTAATTTTTCATATAGCGTGGACGTACAGGTATTTCGCATGATACTTTTATCAGGAAAGTGACCTAACATAAATGCGCAAAACATTGATACACAGTACGATTTCCCAGAACGCGGCGGGAGTGAGATAGCAACCCTGATTACTTCTTCATTCTTATATGAATCATAAACACGTTGTAAAATTACTGCTATATCTTTTAAAAAAGGTCGTCTTGAATAAAACTTATAATCCCAATACAGACAATAAGACCAGAAATCACCGCCCTTAGTACCCCTGCGAAGAAGTTCAATTCTTGCAGCAGCCTTCATTTCGAGTGAATGCCTATCGAGTATTGTCTGTTTTTCCATTTATTTGACTTCTATATGTCTCCAATGAGTAACCTCGCTAAGTAAATGAATACTTGCATAGTCATTTTCTTTAGGCATGTATGGGCTGCAATAGTAGCCGTAAACATTTAAACACCCTACGCAATGTTCACCTTCTGAATACTTAAATAAAACATATTCGTTAAGCGGTGGCAACTCTTCTCCAATCGGAATCCACCTTTGTGCAAATTCTACGCCTTTTGTAAACGCTAAAAATTCCCTGTCATGTAACGACATCATTTTAACTTCATTTGCATTTTCTAATGCTGCATCTGTAACCGTTCTCATTTATTTTCTTCTTCTGGTACAGTTTCAGAATTTTCTTCTTCATCGGGAATATTAACCACTACGTCAGCTGACAGCGTCTCTTTAATTGGAGATGAGCCAACAATACTTGCACTCAACGCCTCAATCACATCCTCTTCACTATCCCCCTTAATTTTAAACCACTTTTTAAGTACCTCAATATCAGTACAAGCATACATTTCGCCATATTGCTCATCTGATTCTATGGTATTAAAACTTTTAGGTTCTGCTGAGTTGCGTGAACCATTTTTCTTATCGGAATAGAATTTAACTGTTATAGGTTTAAATCCTTTTTGCTTTGCAAGTTTTGCAAGTGAGAGTGATATGTCCATATTATTTAGTGTTTAGTCGTTAATTTTCAGTCATATCTTCGTCAACTTCCATTACTCTAATAAATTTATTCATATTATTTATTTTTTTTACTTTGTTTCACCTCTTGATAATCCAACTCAACCCCTGCCATTTCAGCAAGTTCCTTGTCTGTATATTTAGATAGTCCTGAATCGCTAATTTCTTTTTGCTCCGGCTTAATGAACCCGAGCATGTTTATCATTTTGTCTGCTATCGCCATTTTATCTGACAGTTCAAATTTTACACCAAATTTACCAAACTCAATTTTTTTAGCAGCAATTTTCATTGATTCACTCCATCTATCAGAGCTTTTAAGACACTGCATCTCCTCATCAAAATAATCAGCGATACTTACATCGAACATTTCTTTTAATGACACGACAATAGATTCCTTCGTCAGATTTCGCATTATCATCCGCTCTTTATATAGTTGATTGATTCTATCTACTACATATTGATTTTCTAATAATGTTATTGCCATATTATTTGCATCATGCGCATTCAAAGACACTCCGTACGCAGTGTTATAGCTTTTTTCTATACCTTCTCCTGCTGCAATCATACGTGAAAATGTTTCCCTAACGTCATCTAACATTACTGTTTTACGTGTAGGCTCTATTATTCGCAGTATCCCTTGTTCTGAAGTATCTTCGCTCATAATTCTGATGTTAAACATCCATTGGTTAATATGCAGTCAATTTCGGATTGGAATGCTTCGAGACTTCTTATTTCGCAACCACCTCCACCTTGACGAGTTAATGCTGCTATAAATTCGAGTTGTTCTTTTGATAATTTATCCCGACCAATTTTAATGTCCATCCCGTACATACGCCCCGAGTAGAAAAACACTAAATCCGTACTTCCAGTTACAGTTCCCATAGCCTTCATTTGACCCATCTTAATTTTCGATTGCAAATCGCCTTCCTGCATTGTTAGGTTGTTACGGGTAGTAAAGCATAGGTAGCGTAGTTCTGGTTTTTCATTCCAGATCCACATAAAGCAGTCGGACTGAAGTTTGTCGTGAGGTTTCATAGTGATTTATTTAATATGTCTATCGCCCATAATATACAGGCTTTTAAATTCGTATCGTTTTTATATAATGGAAATAAAACATTAGGGCAATAACGCTTCTCAAAATGCCATTCATTTATAAATTCAACTTTCGGATGATTAGCATTATGTTTACATATAATCCAATGCTTGATAATAAAATTCTTACGAATCTTTTTCAATAGTTTAGCCTTCATTAGTCTGTTTTAAAAAGTGATGTATATAAATCGGTTGACCAATAATATCAACTCCGATGCAGTAGGTTATTTTCATAGTATTTGATTTTTAATATCGTCTTTCCGATACGCCACCCTTCTATAAGCCTCTCGGTTTTAGTTCCGTTAGAGTAAGGCAATTAATCCGCAATGGATTGTGGAATCAAATGGAATCGAACCATTGACCTTCTGATCTTCAGTCAGACGCTCTACCTACTGAGCTACGAATCCGTTTACATAGATTCACTTAGGTTTTTGAATAACTCCCTTTCGGCTCTTATCTCGCTTGACCATATAAATATTTGTTTATGCAAAGTAAATCAATTAATTTGTAATTGCCAAATATTATGATATGTTATACAACACGTTTTAAAGCAAAAACCCATCTTCGTAGGATGGGAACGCAACTTAAGGCATTGCGATTAGAGCTATTTTAAGCCTGCCACGTCCTTTACTCTTTGAGCATCGACATGCAAAGATAGTGAAAAGATTTTAGATTTTTATGCCGGATATTTTTTGAGATTTAGGGATAGGGAGCTACCTATCATATTTCATATCGTAAAACTCTTCATCAACAAAATCTACTTCTTCAAAATACTTGTTAGTGCTGCTATTTGCTCCATTCGCTTTTACAAACTCTCTATATGATTTCTTTTTAAACATTGAAGGCTGATTGCACCAGCGAGCTAAATTTATATATGTTCCACGATACGGTGATTCCTCGTATCTATTAAATCGCATGATATAAGGCAAACAACCATACCCCATTAGTATTTTTATCCTTAAAAACGTATCGATTATATCTTGCTTCCAAAAATCTAAATCCCATTTATTATCCCGATCAAATCCGCAGAACACGTATAACTTTGTGGTCTTCGATATTTTTGACTTCCATATTTTTAATTTACTCTCTATTAACTCTCTGTCATCAATGTGGTCAAATGCAAATATATAATCACCTGCATATTTTACTTTGCTAAATAGCTCCACTTTCTCTTCTGTAATCAGTCTTATATCTAATCCTTGTCTGAACTGGAATGGCTTACACGAAGCGACTAATTCTGCTAATAATTCTCTCCATTTTGGATGCGATAAAAAGTTGTCGTCCCATAGAGATATAGTCTTTCTATTTAAATCTAAAAACTCACTCAAAGGAGACGCAATGAAAGCTCGATCGTATTTTTTATTTACACAAAATGCACATTTACGGAAGCATCCACGAGTTAAAAATCCTATTGATGAGTCGGTATAGTCTTTTATATCCTTCCCAATAATCCACTCATTATACAGCGAGTAATCAGGCATTAAATGCTCAACATAATCAGGTAGGTTCGGTGCTTTATCAAAGAAGAATCCAGTTCCAC